AGAATATATTGCACTATTATCTTATTGTTTCCCTGCTTCCCAAATTGTTATTTTAGGTGATGTTTACCAAACACCTGCTTTTAATATGGATAAATTTACTAAATTTACTAGCATTGGCGTTACTAATAATATTCTTGACGTATATAAAATCCCGCGTGATATTACGGATTATCTTAATATTAAAAACAAATGGCATATTAGAACACATTCTGATGTCGAAAAATCTATCTTTCGACTTAGTTCTATTGACTCATTAAAGAAATCTAAGACTCAAGTGCTTGTTTATAATGGTTGCACTGCAGATGAATTAGCTGCACAAGGTTATAAAGTTAATACCATTACTACATTTACTGGTTCTCGAGCTAATACTATTGCTCTATTTCTTGATTCAAGCGCAGTTGTTAGTCAGTATGTTAATAATACTGCGCTCATGTACACTGCGTTAACACGCGCAACAGATCGTTTGATTCTTGTAGGTCAGACAAATGCCTTGGAATCTTTTTACAACTTTAACAACACTCTTATTGATACTTATGCAACATTTAATGAACTACCGTTTGCATCAGAAATATTCATAACACAACCGCATTTCGTTTTAGCTCAAAATGATTTTGTCCCTGATGATACTTCTAGTCTTGAAATTGCAAAAAGTATTGTTGAAGAGGCTGTCAAAGCTGTTAATCCTGCTGCAGATACTATTATTAGTACACAATTTCCAGATATGCCTGTCTTGGAAAGTGGTACACTTGTCACAAATGAATCGGCAATAACCCGATTTCCCCAAGAAGTTATGGCAGCTGTTGTTTCTAAAACTACTAATGCTGTTATTAATCAATTATCTAACAATAGTGTTGAAACAATTAATACACTTATTAAAAGATATTCGAGGAAATTTGAAGATCATAACCCAAAAACGGGCCGAATGGTTTATAATCAATTAGTTAGTGGTTTAACTCGCGCTATATTCGGAAATACATATTGTAAAGATCATCAATTACAAAAAGGTTTGCATTGCACTCGTGAAGAATTATTGAAAAACGCCTTTGCGTATGTCGCTTCACTCGATAAGAAAATGGGTGCTTCCATTTATACTAGTGATGAAGTAACTTCTTATTTTGACACAGGACGTGATGGTGTCTTATCTTTCTTTAATAAAAGACAATCTAAATGGAAACCTGAAGATGGATTTGATATGTCTCGTAAAGTTGGACAGGG